AATTATAATAAAGCTGGAAAAGAAAGTATATTATCTTGTGGAGTAGTAATTGAAGGAAAACAACCATTATTAATTAAATTTTAATTATGACTTTAAATCAAATTATTTTTGACATAAAAGAAATGTTATCTCAATATACTTATGAAAATACTTTGTCAGATGTTCATTTAGCATATATCTTTACAAATAAAAGGAATACTTATATTAGAAATTATATAAGTAATCTTAAAAAAGAATTACCTATTCAGGCAATGCAACAAATATGTGTTACTTTAGAAGAAGATGATATTTGTGAAGATGATTTTATTTATTTAAAAAGTACTCAAAGATTACCTGCTACAATAGAATCTACTGGAAGATCTAATATATCACAAGCTTATTTAAATTCAAGAACAGCTAAATGGATTAATATAGTAGATTATCAAAGATGGCCTTATATTAAATTAGGAGGAAGATTTAATGATAAACAATTATATATTACATTAGATCCAGATGATTATGTATTAGTTTGGTCTCCTTCTAATAATCATGAATTAATAGAAGATTTAAAATTAAATATTATAGCAGAAGATCCAGAATTAGCATATAATATGCAATGCAATTTAGATAAGAAATGTGAATTCTTTGATAGTGAATATCCCATAGAATCTTCTATGATAGATCCTATTAAAAGAGAAATACTTAATGAATTACTTATTAAATATAGAATTCCTACAGATATAATAAATAATGCTAACATGGATGAAATTAATAAAATACCTTTAGATGCAGGAAATAATAATCAACGAAGAGGAAACTAAACCTGAACAAAGAAAAAGAATATCAGCTAGATATAGTATAAGATATTTTGCAAGTTATGCCTGGAGAAGAACTAAAAAAAAATACCCTGAATATGATAGAGAAGATATTCATAGAGCAATAGTAATGTATTTTGATTTAGCACAAGAAGATCTTGCTAAAGGAGATAAAATTCATTTAGTAAATAAATTAGGAAGTTTATATCTTACTAAAGAACAAAGAGGAGTAACTTATAATGAAGAAACAGGTAAGGTTTTAAATACTTTACCTGTTAATATTCCTGATACATTAAAATTATGGAAATCTAAACCTGAATTAAGAAATAAAACATTTGTTAGATATACTAATGATCATTCAGATGGATTCTTATTTAGATTGAAATATCAATTAAGCAGAGCAATATTTAAAAATAAAAAAATATATTGTATGCAATTTAACAGAACTTTAAAAGCTAAATTAGTAAAAAATATAAAAGATAAAAAAGTAGATGCTTATTTAATATCCTCAAAATACGATGAATAGATCACAAAACTATGTTTCAATAGATGTTATTGCAAACAAAATATATAAAAATCCTTTACTTAAAGATATAAACTTTGAAGATATAATTGATTATACACTAAGTGTAATTAAAATATTAAGAGTACCTGGAGTATATAAAGAAGAATCTTGTTATAAAGAAGTAGATAATCATATGATAGCATTACCTAAAAATGCATTAAATATAAAAACTGTAGATTTATGTATAGGAAACAGATTAATTCCTATTAGAGAATCTACTTACAGTTTATCCAATCATTTAAATAAAATAAACGAACAATATAATCATCACAATAATACATATTCTATAAATAATCAAATATTAAAAACTTCATGTAAAAAAGGTAAAATATTTATAACATTTGATACTATTAAAGTAGATAATGATAACATACCTATGATACCTGATTCAGAAGCTCTTTTAAGAGCTATAGAAGCCTATATTAAGATACAGGTATATACAGTGTTAGTAGATTTAAATAAACTCTCTGAGAGAGCCTTAAATAGAGCTGAACAAGAATATTATTTTAATGTTGGTAAAGCTCAATCTGAATTCCAAGGATTTAATAATGAAGATTCTATAGATAGTTTTCTTAATGGTTGGAAAAGAACTTTTAACTCAGAAGATGAACATAGAAATAGACATTATGGAGACTCAATAAAACAAAATATAAATAGATTATAATGGTTAAAACAGTTATACACACATTTCAAAAAATGAATAAGGATATTGCGGAAAGTAAAAATCCTGTTCAATTTTATTATGATGCACATAATTTAAGATTCATTACTAATCAAGAAGTAATAACTGGAGGTTTTTCTTTTGAAAAAGGAAATGATAAAGTATTAATTATTCCAATACCTATTATAAATGCTTCTACTAATTCTATTAATTATAATAATAAATCTTTAGTTTATTCTATAACTGGAACAACTCAACCTAGAAATGAAATAGAATCTACTTATTTTATTTCTAATAATAATTATAAAACATCAGATAGACAACAAATAATAGGTCATTGTATTATAAGAGATAATATAATTCTATTTACAACTGATAATAATGGATTTGATTGTATTTGGAAAGTGAACGATGAAACTTATGAATTAGAATTATTATATTTAAGAAATCTTGGATTTAATATAATGTATCCAATACAAGCTTTAAATAATTATGAAAATAAAATTATTGATAAAGTATATTGGGTAGATGGTAATAATCAAATGAGATTTATTAATATTTATCAATCAACAGATAATCAGGATTTACAAAATTTAATAGATTTAAGTTTTGATAATATTAATATGGTAGGTACTCAGGATTTAAATCAACCTCAAATAATTGATATTAATCAAGGTGGTATACATACTTCAGGTATGATACAATACGCTTATAATTTATATAGAATAAATGGTTCTCAATCTAGTCTATCTCCATTATCAGAACTAGTAGCTTTAGATAAAGGAGATAATAATGGAGGTGGAAATATAAATGAAATAGTAGGGAGTATCCCAGTAATTAAAATAAATGATTTAGATAATAATTATACTAATCTTAGATTGTATGCTATTAAATATACTTCTTATAATCAAAGTCCAAGTATATCTTTAATACTAGATAGGGATATAACAAGTGTAAATTCTATTACTTATTATGATGATGGTAATATTATATCTTCTATTTCTTTAGAAGAATTTTTATTTTTAGGTTCTAATATTATTATACCTAAACATATTAATACTAAAAAAAATATAATGTTTTTAGCTAATTATAGTGAAAAAAACTTTGATATAGATATTACAGATAAAATAAATTCAATTGATTTAAGAGCTTATAGTTTTCAATCTAATTCTACTACTACATTTGTTTATAATTCTTTATTAGAAGATTCTAACAATAACTTATATTCAGAAGAACCTACTATAAATATAACTGCTAATGTAATTAGTGGGGTAACTAAAATACCTTACAAAAACTCAGCTATTAATATTAATTATGATTTATATAATAAACAATTTAATAACAATATATTAGGGGGAGAAGGTGCTTATATAAAATATAGAATAGTTAGAAATGAATTAACTGATGATAATGCAAAAGGTAAATTTTTAAAAGATAATGAAATTTATAGATTAGCAATTCAATTTTATAATAAATATGGACAAACAACTGTTCCTAAATGGATAGCGGATTTTAAAACTATAGTTATTAATAATCAATCTAACTTAAATGGTTATTATGCTTCTATAGAAGTAACATTTAAAGCTTTATTTTATACTTGGTTAAATGATAATAATAACTTTTTAGACGAAAATGGAGTATATGATGATACTTTAAAACCTATTGGATATAGATTACTAAGATCAGAAAGAACTCTCTTAGATCGCTCTATATTATGTCAGGGATTATTAAATGGTATGTTATCTCAAGTTAATGGAGATACAACTGGAGATAATGATCCTAATGATGTTGCTCAGCAAGAAAGAGTACATAGAGGTCTTAAAATACCTTCATTAATGAGAAGGTTTGATGAATATTTAGCTCCTATGTGGAGAAATAAAGTTTATGATAGGTTAGATAGATTAGTAGAATATCATCCTAATTGGCAAGATTATGGTCAAAATGGAGATTCTAGAAATGAAGTATATAAAGCTCAAGAATCTGATCAATGGACTCAAGGAACATACCAATTTACTAAAATGATGCAAATGTTCTCTCCTGAAATAACTTTTAATACTATTCAGAATTTATCTCAAGTTAATTTAAATTTAATAGGAGGTATTGAAAATAATTACAATGCTGCTTGGGATCAGGTTAGAGACATAAGAACTAAAATAGTAGCAGGAGAATTTAGAATTTATAATGCAATATATCCTCATGATGTTAAATCCCAGGGAGCTAATTTTGAATTAGTATCTGGGGATAGAACTAAAATACAAGCACACGGATTCTTCGGTTATGCAGATGAAAACTATATGGATTTCATTCAAATATTAAGAAGTTATAGAGGAATATATTATCCTTTTAATAAAGAAGAAATAGTATACGGAACTCCAGATATAGTTGAAACAGGACAAGGCAGAACTACTTATAATAATGATAGTGATTTTATATTTGCTAATTCATTAGAATCTTTAGCAGCAGATCAAATATTAACTTCAGTAAATACTTGGGGTGCTAAAAATATAACATTTGCACTAGGAAATAATAATATAAATACTACACAAAGAAGAGGTATAGAAGACTTATTTGCTAGTACAGGAATAAATGATACTGGTGTAGGATTAATTGCAGAATTTAGAATAAATAGAAATTTAATTTATTTAGGAAATATATATGGAGGAAATAGTTATGAATCTAAAAAAAGAAGTAATTATATTGAAGTGGGAAATTATCAGTCTATTAACACTTCAGTTTATAACTGTATTAATTTCGGAGATACTTTTATAAGTAACTTTAGATTTACTAAATTAGTTAAAACAGAAACTGAAGTTTATAGTAGAGGTTCAGAACAAGTAACTGAAATAGTAGAATTCAAAGTAGAAACTACCATAGATTTAAATAATAGAAATGATCAATCTTTACAAGACTGGGATAATAGATTTCAACCTGTATATACAGAATATCAAAATTATAATAGAGTATATTCACAAGAACCTAATTTAATTATTAGAAGGGATTTAGACTATAAATTTAAATCTATAGAACAATTTGATACCAATGTAATTGCTACTAAAGTAAAAGTAGCAGGAGAAATAATTGATAGTTGGACTGATTTACAACCTAATAATGTTATTACTTTAGATGGAAAGTATGGTCCTATTAACAATTTAGTTTCTTTTAAAGATGAATTATTTACTTTTCAAGATAGAGGTATAAGTAGATTATCTATTCTTCCTAGAGTTCAAGTTCAAGGTAATGATGGTATTGCTGTTGAATTAGGAAGTGGAGCAGTACTACAAGAATATAATTATATAACCATTAATTCTGGAAGTATTAATAAATGGGGTATAATACCTACAGAAGTTGGTATTTATTACTTGGATGGATTAAATAAAAGTTTTAATGTAATAGGAGATAATTTTATAGGATTAAGTGATGCAGAAGGTTTTCATAAATTTTTATTAGATAATATTGATATTAATATTCTTAAAATAGATAATCCTTTAATATATAAAGGAGTTAGTTTAGGTTGGGATAAAATAACAAATGATATTTATTTATCTCTTTTTAACGAAGATAAAAAAATTACACTATCATATAATTTAGCTCAAAAAGGTTTTAGTAGTTTTTATGATTATCATTCTAGTATGTATATATATACTAAAAATAAAACTATAACAATTAATCCTAATCTTAATACTAATAATGAATTATATGAAAATTTTATAGGAGATTATAATATTTTTTATAATAATAATAAAATATCAAGTTTAGATTTTATTGTTAATCCAGAACCTCAAACAGAATGTACTTTTAATAATCTAGAATATAAATCTGAAGCAAAAGATAATAACTTAGAAATACAAGATTATACCTGGGAAAGAATAAGAGCTAATAATGAATTTCAAGATAGTAATTTAATAGATTTAAGAAATAAATTTAATATTAGAAAATTAAATAGAAAATGGAGATTAAATATCCCAAGGAACAATAACAAAGTAAATAGGATTAGAAATACTTGGACTAATATACATTTAGAATCTAATAATTTAAATAATTATAATTACAGAAATAATGATATTATTGTTTATTATAATCCTAATTATAAAATTATACACTAAATACTTAATAATTAATATATAATTAATACTTTTACAAAAAGAATAAATAATGGCAGACAATAATAAAAATATTGATCCTAAAAAACAAGCAGTAGAAGCATATAAAAATTCTATTAAACAAGCAGAAAGTGGAGGAAATGTAAATGCTAAATCTTCCACTTCTTCTGCTAGAGGTTTATATCAATTCACAGATGCTACTTGGAAAGAAATGGAAAAAAAACTTGGTAAAAAATTAGATATTACTAGTTCTAAAGATCAGGAAGTAGCAATGAATAAACTTACTGATTTAAATATTGCTACTTTAGAGAAAAATAATTTACCAGTTACACAAGCAAATTTATATACTAATCATTTTTTAGGATTAACAGGTGGACCTAAATTTCTAAAAAATTTACAAAAGAATCCTAATGAATTAGCTAGTAAATATGTTAGTGCAGCAGCAGTTAAATCTAATGAAAGTTTATTTTATAAAAATGAAAAACCTGTAACAGCAGCAGAATTATTTAATAATTTAAATTCTAAAGTAGAATCAGATTCAATACCTACACAAATTCAACAAGTACCTCAATATATTCCTAGTCCAGAATTTAATAATACTGAAATAGATAACACAAGTACACAAAAACCTAGACTAGATACTAATTTAAAGCTTTCTAATCAATCCATTCCTAAAAGTGTTACTGATAATCAAGAATTAAATATAAGTCCTGTAGATACTAAAAATCAACTTGGTTTATCAGGTAATTTAGATTTTTTACCAAGTGATATTAATTTGGCATTTTCAGAAGAAGAACAATTAAATCAAGAACTAAGTAATCCAGATGAATTAGTTAATATTGCTAAAGATGGAGGTATTCAAGATTCTATAGATCCTAAAAAAAAGAAATTATCAGTTACTAGTAAAAATGATCCTAGATATCTAGCTTATAATGATAGCTTAAATGCATATAATAGTTATAAAAATTTAAAAGATAATTTTATAAATACTGAATTACCTATTTCTAAATTTTTAAAAACTCAAGATTTTGATAAACTTCAAAATGAAAATTTAAAAAATAAAAAAATAAAACCTACTTCTGAAGAATGGCTCTCTAATAAAGGAAGAGAAATAAAAGCAAATAAATATAAAAAACCAAATCAAGAAGTAATAATAGATAGTACTCCTACTGTAAATAATATAGATATTAAAAGTAAACCTTTAGAATTAGGAAATACAGATTTTTCTACTAATATTATAAAATCATATCCTGAAGCAAAAATACCTCAATATTATAATGTAATTGATGATAGAGGAAAAAGTTCTTCTAGTTATAGATATTATCCACAAGAAGGACAAGAATTACCTTCAATATCTCCTAAAAATGTAAGAAAAATGACACCTGTATATGAAGATTTAAACAAAGCAGAATATGGTGGGAGACAAAATAACTTAACTGTATCTGAACCATCTAATAAAATACTTGAACATTTTAATGAAGGAGGTTCTCATGAAGAAAATAAATATGGAGGTATTCCACAAGGAATCGGATTTAATGGTAAATTAAATACTGTAGAAGAAGGAGAGACTAAATTTAATAATTATGTATTTTCTGATACTTTAAAATTAAATGATGATGATATAGAAAGCTTATTTTTACCAAAAGAAATAGCTAATAAAACATTTGCAGAAGCAAGTAAATATATAAATTCTATTTTAGAAGATAACCCTAATGATAAGATTATTAAAAAAACAGTAGAAAAACAATTAGATAGTTTAACATTAGGAAATGAAAAAGCTAGATTAGCAAAAGAACAATTAGATATTAATCTAGGAAAGCAATCTTTAAATAAAGATATTATAAAACCTGTTAATGAAATGTTCTTAGGCGGTATAACAGAAGAAGAATCTATTGGAAACTCTATTGGTATGTCAGGATTACAACCAGGATTAGAAAGTATAACAGATCTTATACAAGGAAATAAAGATAGAGCTATAAGTAATGGAATAACTGCTGGTACTACTATAGCAGGAACAGCAATTGGTGGTCCTATAGGAGGTCAAATAGGAAGTACAATAGGTAAAATAGCAGGAAGTTTTATAGATTCAAATAGAATGAAGAAAAAACAACAAGAATTAAACAAAATTGATCATATTAATAATAGTAATATATATCAAAATGATTTTAAAGTTGGAGGAGATTTGACAGACAATAAAGGATTTCCTTATGGTGATGAATATGCATATGATCCTTTAACAGCTAACTATAGACAACCTGAAAATCTTGATCCAAATTCTACTTTAAATCTAGGAAGTTATTTATCTCCTTCTACAGAAGATAATAATTATTTTTCTAAACGAGGTAATTTATCTACCGAATTTACAGAACCTGAAATAGCTGAGTTAAACAATAATAAAAAAACTAATTCAGTAAGTAATCCTAAATCAAATGTAAGAGGTAAAAATTATGCACAATATGCACCTGTACTTGGGGATTTTTTAAATTATAGAGATGCTAGAAGAGATAAAGCTGAAGTAGAAAATCTTAATAGTTTAACAACAAGATTTAATCCTAATTATGCAGATGAAACTTTTATTCAAAATTTAGTAGGTAATGATTATGATAATTCTATTAATAGTTTAACAAGTGCTACAAACGGTTCTACAGGAGCATTAAGAGCAAATATATTAGGTGCTGGTGCAAATAGAACTAAAGCCTTATCAGATGCTTATTTTAAAATAGATGATATTAATAGGCAACAAGACTTACAAGGGCAACAATTCAATTTAGGAATAGATCAATTTAATATTGGACAAGATAATCAGGAAAGAGATATTAATGCTAGAAATAGAGCTGCTATAGAAGATAGAAGAAGATCTACAAGAGATACTTTATTTAGAGATATTGGTGCAATAGGTAGAGAACAAACTTATGATAATAGATTAGCTAATTTAACTGGAGGATATGATAGTATGGGTAATTACAATCCTGATAATTTATCCCTTTTAGATAGATTAAAAGAATTAGGATTAGACTCTGGATTATTTGGAAATACAACTAATACTAAAAAACAAGGAGGTATATTATCTTCTGCTTATTCAGCAATTAATGAAAATAAAATGAGTAACTTTGAAAAAGAATTTAATAAAAGATATAAATAATGGCAAACAGATACAGTCAGTATGTACAAGGAGTTAATTATTCTCCAGAATCTTTTAGAGATTTAAGTGTAGTACCTATTGCTTTAAGACAAAGACACGATGCTGCTTTAGCTGCTCAGGATGATATGTTATTACAATTAGATAACATTCAAGTTAGAGATGAGGATAAAGATTATTTAAATCAAAAGAGAGAAGAAATAACAGGTAAAGTAAATGAACTTACTAATAAAATAAATACAATTGGTGCTGGAGATAGTAATTTATTAGGAGAGTTTAGAAATATGAAACGTTCTTATAATAAAGAAGTAAGTTTAGCAGGAGGATTAGGACAAGCAAATAATATTAAAAAAACTGTAGATGCTGCAAGAGCTAACTATTTAGACTTTGGAGTTAAACAAGGTTGGTCTCCAGAAACAGCTCAAAAAAACTTTGATGTAGAGTATTCTAAATATAATCAAAGTAATTCTAGTTCTATGCTAGGACAAGATGGATTTAGATTTGGAGAATTTAATCCTACATTTGCACCTAAACAAGTTAATCCTGTAGATAAGTTAAAAGAAATACAACCTCTTATTGGAGAGATATCTAAAGAAGAAGCTTTTCAAAATTATAAACCTGTTCAAGATCCAAATACAGGACTAATTACTTATCAATCATTTGGTGGAAGTAAGTTAAGTAGAAGTAATTTAGAAAGATTAGCATCAGTAGAAAAATTTTTGAATAAAGAATTAATGAATCCTGATTCTGAACTAAGACAATCATTAAGATATTCAAGACCTGGAGTTAAGGAAGAAGATGTGGTTAAACAATTTTTAGGAGAATCTGACTTACTTATAGATGCTATGGGAGTTCAAGCTGATAAAGTTATGACTCAATTACAAGCACCTGAGTTAACTAAACCTACAGCATCATCAGGTCCTAAATCAAGTTCAGATGATCCTGCAAGTCTTGTAAGTACTCCTACTGGAGCAGAAGTATTTGAAGGTAAAAGTTTTACTGATATAATAAATGGTGCTTCTATTAAGAGATATGAAGCTTTAGAAAAACAAGGATCTTTAAGTGAAGAAGATGCTACTAAAAAAATGCAAGCAATTCTTCAACAAAATAGATTACAAGATGCTTTAAAAAATCCTAGTACTATTAATTCTGTAAATAATTATTTAAAACAAAACGGATCTCAAAAATGGGATATAAATAAATATAAATCTGAAGTTACAGATAGACAAAATAAATTGTCTCAATTAGTTAATACTCCTGAATATAAAAGAGCATTTGGTAATGTACCTATTAAAGATGTAGGAGGGGATGCATTGAATACTATATATGATGACGTATATAAAACTAAACATAAATGGGGAGATCCTTCTGTTCTAGATGAAATATCTACTTTAAAAAGTGACTTAGATAGTGCTTATAATTCTTCTATTCCGTTAGATGATTTAAAATATTCTAAAATGTATACATTTGGTGCAGGAGAAGCAGCTAATAAAGCAAAAACTGAATTCAATAAATCTGCTACTAATTATGGAACTAATTGGATTACTCAAATAGAAAATGCAGGAGGTAAATTTACATTACCTGGAGATACTAAATTAAATGGAAATAATGATGAGGATGCTTTGAAAGAATTAAAAGAAGCAGTTGCATCAGGACAATCTAATTTTGAATTTGGTTCTTTAATTGATATGGGAGTTACAGGTTCTTCTCAACTAGTTCTAAATTATACAGTAGGTACAGGAGAAAAAGCTAAACCAGGATTGATATCTATTGATTTTGATAGTAAATCTCCAGATAGTTCTGTAATAGACAACTGGTTAATACAAATGCAAAAAACATTAGATACTCCAGGTCAAGCAGTTATTCAATCTATATTAGATAATAAACAATTAAAAGGAATATCTGTAGATAATCAAACTTTTGCTAAAGAAGGATTTTCAAGAGGACAAAGTGAGACTATTAAAAAATTAAGTAATACTGTAAATGCAGGATATATTAATTCTAAAGAATATAAAAATGTAAACTATAATAATTTTCCTGGCAGAGAATATAATATGGTTTTAAATAATGATGGTTTCTATACTCTTTATATGAGAGATGGTAAAAATAAAGAAGCCAGTCCTTTAGGTGTAGGTGCTTGGTTAAATAAAGAATTTACTAAAAATTATTTAAATAAAAGAACTAATACAGCTAATCCTTTAAATGCTAGTATATCATCAGATAAAAAATCATTTGTTTCTTCTATGAAAGATTTATCTTATTTAGCAGATAATAGTTTATTACAAGTTGCAGGTAATTCTCAAAGCTTTCAAAAAGCTAAACAAGAATATATTTCAGAAGTAGATAAAAATCAAAATAATTTAGAATTACAATATCAATTAGCAATTGAATATTATAATAGTATAAAAAATATGACTATTTCTCATAAAAATAAAAAACGAAATCTATAATGCCAACATACGACGAATTAAAAAATTTAAATGATCAAAACTTTTCAGATACGCCTGTAGCATCCGCCCAGGCTTTATCTGCTAATAGACAATATGATAGTTTAAAAAATCAATCAGATAATATAAACTTTAATAATAATTTATCAAAAGGAGTAGATCCTAGAGATTATGGTAAAAGTTCATTATTTCAAAATATATCTGGAGATGCTGTTTATGAAAATCAAAATAAATCTATTGCTTCTCCGTTTGCTAGTGATTATTTTAATACTAAAATATGGGGAGTAGATATAGGTGCTGTAACAGATAGACAAAAAAACATATACGGAGGAGTTAATCCTTATTCTAAAGCTGTAGATTTTGAAGATTTAAGAAGAAATGAACAAAGTAATTTTACAGCAGGTTTAAATACATTTAATCAATTCGTTGGTAAAACTGCTGTAAATACAGTAGGTGGAATTATAGGTGGTTTCTATTCATTAGGAAGTGCTGTAGCTAATTTAGATGCAACTAAACTTTATGATAATGATGTAAATAGAACTATTGATAAAGGAACAGAATGGGTTGAAAATAATAATACAGCTTTTACTTCACAAAGGGCAAGAGACAATGCACCTCTTGGTTTCTTTTCTTTTGAAACAGTTAAAGATTTTTCAGATGCTTATAGTTTTATTGCAGGAGCAGTTGCATCTGAATTAACTGTGGATGCATTATCTGGAGGTTTAGGATTAGCAAGTACTCCTGGAAGAATTGCAAAAGGTGCAAGTTTACTAGCTAAAACAGAAAATAGAATTACTAAATCAGTAGGTCTTGGAAATAGTGTTAGAAAAGCTGGTAATTTTATATCAAGATCAGAAGAAGTAGGAAGATTAATATCTAGTTTAGATCCTAATGATATTAGTAAATTACAACAAATTGCAAGACAAGTAGGAAGTACTGTAGAAGATTTACAATTATATAGGAAAAGTTTAGATAATTTTAATTCTACCATTAAATCTGGTAGACAAATAGTTACTGGTACTTTTTGGGAAGCAGGATTAGAAGCAAGACATACTAAAGATGAATTAGTTAATTCTCAACTTACTAAATTAAATGATTTTTTAAATCAAAATACAATTATGACTTCTGAAGAAAAAGAAGCTTATAGAGCTTCTGAAACAGAAAGAATAGATAATATTGGTAAAACAGCAGGTTTATGGACATTTGGCTTGAATACAGCAGTATTAGGTGCAAGTAATTATATTCAATTTCCTACTATATTTGGTAGAACTGAAGTGAGTAATGCAAATAGACTTTCTGGACAACTTACAAGACATGGTATAGGAGATTATATTAAAAATGGTGGAAAGGTTACTGATATAGTAAAAACTGTTGGTAGAGCTTTAAAATCACCTGCAACTGAATTTACTGAAGAAACATTACAAGGTGCAATTAATATTGGAAGTAAAAGTTATTATGAATCTATGCTCGGTACAAGGACTTCTAATGGAGAAATATTACCAGCAGTATCTAATTTAAGTGATTCAGTTTTAAAAGGATTAAAAGATACTTATGGAACTAAAGAAGGTATTCATGAAGGTGTTATTGGTGCTTTAGTAGGAGCTATAGGATTACCTATGCTTAGAAAAAATAAAGCAGGTAAACTAAGACCTTATATGACAGGAGGTATATTTGAATCTATTGAAGATTTAAAAGAAGAAAACACTAATATTAACTCTGCAATTACGGATTTAAATTTAGATGAATTTGATACTCTTATCAATTATAATAAAGATAATGCTATTATATCTTCTATAGAAGCTAAAAAATCAGATGTAGCAAATTTTAATGATGATAAATTTGAAATAGCAAGATTAAATGATAATAAGATATATCGTCACGTTAAAGATAGATTAGATAAAGGTCTTGAAAGTTATATGCAAGAAGATGTAAATGAATTAAAAAATTTATCTCTTGAAGAATATAAAACACGATTTCAAAAATCAAATAACTTTACTAAAGAACAAAAAGATAAAGAAGTAAATGATTTTTCTACTAAAGTAGATATATATTCAGACGCTTATAAAAAAGTATATGAAGGTTTAGAAATGGATAGAATTAATAATTCATCTGTTAGTAAAAAACTATTTGATACTTTAACTTATGCAGTTGCTAATGAAAAAATATATAATCAAAGACAAAAAGAATTAACAGATAAAATATTAAATAATCCTGCAATTGATTTAAATTATCAGGAATTAATGCAATTAGCTAAATTATCCGATAAGTTTAAGAACCATGAAAAAGATATATCTGATTATATTAAATCTAGAGAAAATGAGAAAGTAAATAAATTTAATTCTAAAAAAGATAAAATAGATGCTAATATAAATAAAATTAGAAGTAAAGTTTCTCCTGAGAATCAATCTTTATTGGATGAAGTATTAAATAATAATGAAGATACTATAGGTTACTTAACTAGTTTAATTAAATTACAAAAAGAATTAACTGCAAAACCTTATCAAGACTTAATAGCAGATTCAGAAGAAATATTTAAATCAACAGATGATCTCAATACTCTTATTGAGGAAGCTAAATTATTAGAATCTAAAAGAGAGAAGGAAACTAAATTTCATGCTGATAAATCTCCCACTGTTAGAAATAAAAATAAAAGTACTCAAGGAATACTAGAATCTGTTAAAAATGATATTAAAATTAATTCTAGTAAATCATTAAATATATTAAGAGGTAAATCTGATACTGCTACTCAAAAAGATATAGAAGATTATATAGATTTGAAAAATAGAGCAAATAATGCTATTAGAGAATCTAAAAATAATCAAGGTAGTTTTCTAGATATGTTAGATACAGCTACAGAAGATTTACAAGATATGTTTAATGAACTAACTAATATAACTAAACATCAGGTAACAGCTTTAGAAATAGCTAATAATTTATATGGTTTTGGAACTAATGCTTATAATAAAATAGTTAATGCTGAATTTGCAGAAAACTTAAATAATTTAGCTAACGATAGTCATGCTGCTTTAGGAGAATTATTAAGACAAGATGATCCTGATTATATGGCTGAACTAACAGCTAATTTAGAAACAAGCATTAATAATATTAAAGAATCTTTATTAGAGTATGATAATATATTAACTGACGAAGCTAAGGAAGAAATTAATAATGAAATAGAAAAAGCAGAAGATATTAAAAATGCTTTAAATAAATATTTTGAAACTGAAGATACTAAAGAAGATGTTGCTAATGACACTTTAGCTAAAGATGTTAAAAATAGTGAAAATAAAGTTATATCTAATATAGATGATAGTATTAAAGAGCAAGAATCAGAAGAAAAACTAATCAATGATAATATTGAAGGTAAAATACAAAATGCAGAATTTGATAATGAAAAAGTTATTTTTCTTAGTGCTAAAAATTTACATACTATATCACCTGTTAATAGTTCTAATGCAAATAATATTAAAGAGAAAATAGATAATGGAACTATTAAATATAATTCAGGAGCTATATCTTCTTATTTAGAATCTAATGAAGAAACTGAAGGATTTAATAAATATATAAGTAATCTAAATTTAAAAGATAGTTATAATAAAGGAAAAGAAAAAGTAATAAACAATCCTCTTGTGCTTAAAGAAGATCTTGAATCTATAGATGAAGATGTTAAAATATTTATTATCCATGCTCCTGTAAATGTAGATATTTATAACAAAGAAGTAGAATTGTTTGAAGATGATCAGGAATTTAGTGCAGATGATGATACAGATATAGCTCATAGTTTTTTATATTATGCTCCTAATTTAGATACTAATAATAATTCTTTAGATCAATATAATCAAAAGAAAGCTGAAGCTGAATTTAATCATAGTGAAAAAATAAAAGAAATTACTGGATTATTAAATGAAAAATTATTATCTACAGAAGAATTTAATAAAGAGAAATTTATATTTGATAGACAATTAGAAAGAGAACTTAATCAATTAGAATCTTCTGCTATCATAAATACTAATAATATTAATGATAAAGTCTTATTTTCTTTTAGACAAGCACTTTTATTTAATAATTATAATAATGGCTCTAATGAGCTTAAAATGCGTGTAGGTAATATTATTAATGGTTATTTAGAAAAAGCAGGAGATACAAGTTTTGAAGTTGAAGAATATGCTTTAGTTAATGATTCTGAAAATAATAATCTAATTGAAGATATAAATAATATTCAACCTAATGATATTATGTTTGGTAATCAATCTGGAGAATATGTAGATTTTAATGGTAATAAAGTTAAATTAAATAGAGGTAGTCAAGTAAATAAAATTAATGCAAAAACAGCTAGATTATATTTAAAATATAAAACTATTAATAATCAGGAAATACCTGTAATGCTTAACAGAAGTAAGTTAATAAATGCTCCTATTGTTTATGACGAAATTATACATCAGATTCAAGAATACTTAAAAGTTAAAAAACCTAATGAAATAATTCAACTTAAAAATGAAAGTTTAAATTTTGTAAAAGGGAAAAATTATACGGATTTCTTCAAAGCTTTTTTGGATGAGAGTAATTCCTCTACAAGTGATTTAGAAATAGATACTTTTAATATTAATAATAAAAATAATAATATTTATTTTGGTAAGTTAAATTTACCTATTGATTCTATAGAAACTTTTGAAGCTAATAAAAATAAAATAATAGATGTATTAAGTAACATGCGTTATTATATGAATAGTGCAAGTTTTAGAAAATCTGATGGTAGTTTTAATAGAGAATTTTTAGAATTTGCAATTAATAATAAATTAATTAATCATAGTTTTAATTCTAAATTAAACAATGATAGAATATTTTTAGCTAATGATTCTAAAGGACAACCTTTTAATAAATCCATACAATTACATATTCTTAATTCAGAACCTAGAAAAATAAATTTTGAAGCTATAGCAAAACAAATGGATAATGAAATAAATAGTTTAGATCAATTAGCTAATAATTTAGTTAATCAATTTAATCCTGTTGTTAAACCTATTCCTAATACTTCAGAACCTATATTGAATAATGCTTTTGAGAATACAATAATAGAAAAACCTTCTACTAATCCAGAAACAATTCAAGGTTCTATGGCAGATAGTTTATTTAATGCTTTAAATCCAGGAGAATTTAATGAACCAATACTTAATAATGCTTTTGAAGATAATGAATATGATCCTAGTTTAGAATCTCCTTTTATATTAGATACAACCGTCATGTATGATACTGCTGAAATTATAAACAAAAAGACAGATTTTAATTTAGATAATATAAAAGAAGAAGAAGTAAAAATTGGACAAACTATTACTGCAACAGCACCTTTCAATAAAGGAACTATTTCAGGTATAATTACTACATTAACTGTAAATCCTATTAAAAAAGATTTATATTCTATTACATTAAATAATGGAGAAAAAGTAGGATGGAATAAAACAAAAAATAATTTTGTCTGGATTAAATCTGATAATTCTACTCAAGATATATTAAACAGTGTATTTGAAAATACAGAAACTAATAATAATACTGATAATTTAACTAATGATAATGAAGAAAGTATTAAGATTAATAAATCTATCTTAAAAAATAGAATAAATAGATTAAGTAATAAATTAGATTCTAATAGTATTTCTAAAGATAAGATTAAACAAAGTTTTGCTGAATATAATGCTGATAATTATAATAAGTTTATACAGATGCTTAATATTCTTTATAGTGATAATTCTCAAGACTTAAAAAAATTCATTACTTTTGCAAATAAAGTTTACAATATGGACGAAAATAATAATATATTTAATTGCTAATGATAAATTGTAGTACAGCTACTGCACAAGGTAGAATAGAAACAAGAAAAGAATCCTTATTAAATAAAAAACTAATAGCAGCTTTCCCTGACAGATTAAATTCTGAAGGGGGAAGTTTGTTATATGATAAATTATTTACAGATCAATTTATTCAATTTTATGGAGATTGGTCTAATAAAGAAGAAAAATGGGTTAATTATTATAAAGATAAAGATTATTTATTTGATGAATTAGGAGAACCTAAATTATATTATTTAAATAATGAATATTTCTTTACTAATCCTAAACAAGAAAGATATATATTAAATAAAAGATATTTATCTGAAAAAGATAAAATAGAAACAGTTAATTCTTTAAGTTTATTATATGCTTCTAAACCAGATAAAAGTATATCTAATTTTGTAAATGATACTTTAAATAAAAGAAAAGAAGTATTGTTATCTCAGTATGATTCTATAGAATCTAATATAGAGGATAATGAAGATTTTTTATCTGAAGATCAGATACAAGATTTAGAATTTCAATTATTTAAATTAAATAATTCTATAGTTGCAATAGAAAAAGATATGCTTGAAAATAATGATATATTTAATTCTATTGTTTTAGGTATAGAAACTAAATTAGCAGATTTTAATATTAAATATATAGATGAAGCTGATAATAAAGAAGATGAAGACCCTAATACTAATGATGAAATATCTAATTTTACTAAAGAATCTAGTGAAGTGAGAGATACTAATAATATTGATATTGAAATTAAAAGTTTACTTTCTTCTATAGAAGATTATAATATTGATATTAATAATATAGAAACTCCTAAATTATCGGATATTTTGAATTTACCAATTGCAAGACCTGCAAATGAAGTAAAGAATAAAATAATGAATACTATATCTAATATAGTAGAATTAGAAATGATAGGTAGTAATACAGTATTAGATCCTTATAATTTAATGATTGATAAATTAACTGAAAGACAGTTAGAAAATAATGATTTAATTATTAGAGATTTTTTAAATAAATTAAATATATTATATAATTCTAAATCAGAAATAGATAAAGAAGCGTTTAAAACTAAATTTGTTACTAGTTTTTATAAAGCTCAAAATATATTTACTATTACAGAAATATCTGAAGAAAAAGATAAATTAATACTTAGACATATTGATCCAAGTAATTCTCAAGATAAAGAAGCATTTGTATCTAATGAAATAACTAGAGGTTTATATAATAAATTTAATTATTCTAATTCTAAGCAAGATATAAATAATAATGAAAACTATAAAGAAGCAGCAAGATTACTTAGAAATTTTAAAAGTAAAAATGATATAATTAAAGGATTAGAATTATTAAATATAAATTTTAATACTAAAACAATTAATGATCTTTATAAAAATAGAGAAAATGTTTTAAAGGATATTACTAAATTATATCCTCTTACTTTAAAAGAACTATTTACAAGCTTGTTTGAACAAGATATTAAATATTTTAACACTGATATTAAATCAGATATTAAAACCTCTGCAAAAGGTCTTAAAATGATTCTACAAGCTTATACTAGTAGTAATTTAGCTACTCAAAAGAATATAAGTAAAGAATTAATTAATAAAGACAATTTTACACCCATTAGTATACTTTCTAATTATGAAAGTAAAAATAGAAATGATCTTGGAGATTTATCTTATTTTGTAGGATCTAAACAAAGATGGATGTTAAGTTTAGTATCTGGTATTAATAAAGAAATATTAAATTGGCAAGCTGGAAATATTAAAAGTTTACTTGCTAAAAGAAATAGAAATTTATTATTTGTAGATTATCTTCTTGATTTAGATAGTGTTAAAAAAGGATTATATGCTGAAAACTCTCCTGAAAATATACAAGAAAGAACTAAAAGAATAAGTAATATTAAATTAATTATAAATTCTGAAGTAAAAAAAGTAAATGATTCTTCTCCTATACAACATAAAGAAATAGGGGAAGCTGATTTACATATGGATATATTCTTTAAAATGTTTAATCATAAAGATGAAATCTATGAAAAAATAGATAAACAACAAGGTATTTCTCAACAAATTAATAATTCTAATAAATCAAGAGTTATTAATAATTACTCTTTTAGTGCCGATAAAGGCGGTAGTTACTCAATAGGAGGATTACTTGAAATGAACACTAATGTAATTGTAAATGAATCAGGAGATTTAGTTTCTTTAGGTTTAGATAATGAAAATATTATTAAAAATTATCTATTAGGAGAATTTAATAATATGTTAGAACATTCTAAATTAATAGAAGGTTATTTAAATAAAAAAACTAGAAAATCTAAACAAGAATACTTAATGCAATATTTAATTCCAGATTATCATTATGTAAGTAAATTAAATACTGGAACTGAAACTATCACTTTTAATGCTGAAGATGAGAATCAAGTATTAGATTATAATTTAATTAATGCAGGAACTTGGAATAAATTTAGTTTTTTTAATTCAGTATATAATAATCATAAAGATGAATTTGATGTATTATTTACAAATAATCAAGGAGTTAAATTAGCAGATAGTAAAATGCGTTCTCATATTACTAATACCCTATATCAATTAGCTATTAATGATATTATAGATATTGCAAAAGATAATAAAGATTATCTGGATAAAATTATTATTGAAAGTAATATACAAAATAATACTAAATTATTTCAAAAAGAAACAAATATAATAGGTAGTAAGACTGATGAAATGCAGTATAGTTATATTATAAATTCTATATTTAATAATTTAGAAATGTTTAGTTTATTTAATGGAGAATTATCTTTTTATAAACAAAAAGGAAATACTATTTCTATGGAAGATGCACTTAAACGTGGACCTGCTATATTAACAGATGGTTTATACATAAGACAATCTAATAAACAAGATATTCAAGAATATATTACTTATAATAATAAAAAAGAATCTATTGATAAAAATAAAGAAAGTTCTATTGCTATATTAAATGTACTTGAAAATGATAAATCTAAATTTTCTGATCAAATTAAAGAAGCTACAGGTAATAATAATTTAACTTATGCTCATGAAATAGCAGATGCTCAAGGTTTTATATCTTTAGATTTTTATAAAAAAGTAATAAGCGGTACATATGGCTGGACTGAAAATGATGAATATATCTATTCTAAATTATCAGATAAAAATCATAAATATACTGACAAAGATATTAAATGGTTAAAATCAGCAGGTAGATCTATGCAGGCTTTAAAACTTACTGGATTTAATCTTGAAAATATATTAAATGAGAATGGAGATATAATAGGACAACAACCTGTTTATCTCAAATATTCTACTGCTGTATTAGCACCTGCAATTATAGGAGGAACTGATTTAGAGAAATTATCTAATCAAATGCAAAAACAGAATGTAGATCAGGTAATATTTAAATCAGGTTCTAAAGCAAGTAATAAACAAGCTACTACAATCTTTAATAAAGAAGACGGCATATTTACTGGTCTTAAAGAAGATATGGTCTTAAATCCTTTTAAATTTAGTCTTGGAGGTTTAAAACTTCAAGTTGAATTACCTACTAAATTTGATAAAGATGGCGTATTAGGAAATCAACATTTAAAAAATTTACTTGCTAATCTAGACTTAAATAATCCTGATAAAATATATAAATTTAGAGGTCAAAAATTATCTGCTAGAGAATTATATAATGAATATGATAAAACTATTAAAAATATCTTACAATTTCAATTAAATGAATTTGCTGATAAAATTAATATTAATGATAGTAATAATATATTAGATTTTGATGAAACTAAATTAAGAGAATTAATAGTAGGTCAACTTGATATAAATGCAGATGGAGATTTAATAGATATTATAAGCGATACAAGTTTACCATTAGAATCTATTCCAGGAATTGCACAGAGAGCTTTTCCTATTATATCAGGTTATATACACAAGAATGTAGGTAAAGTAATAACTAATGCAGGTAGTGCTATACAAGTAGCTAATATTGGATTTGATAGAATATCTGATGAAGATAGTAATAATGTTATATATCTTTCAGAAGATAAAGAATTAAGACCTCCTTTACCAATTACTAATGAAAAAGGAGAAATACTATATTTTGCTGAAGATGGTACAAGTTCCACTGATAAAACAAAAGGTAGAATGGAAATACAAAAAGCAAGAATTATGTTACCTTTTTCTTCTATATATGATAAAACTGGATTAAGTTATGAACAACTTAAAAAAGCAATTGCAGAAAACAAAATAGATAAAGAAATATTTAGAAATGTAATAGGTTATAGAATTCCTAATCAAAGTATATCATCAAATGATTCTATGGAAATAGTAGGTATATTACCTCCTAATATGGGAGATACTGCTATAGTTTATCATGAGATTACAGCGAAAACTGGTAGTGATTTTGATATTGATAAAATGTATCTAATGATGCCTAACTTTAAATTAAATAAAGATAATTCAGTAAATTATATTATTGATGCAGAACAAGATACTAATATTACTTCAAAAGGGCAACAGAATAAACTTATAGAACTTATGGGAAGTATATTAAGTAATCAAAATACATATGATGATTTAATTTCTCCTCTTGATAGTGATATACCTAAAGAAGCAATTAATGAAGTTTTATATATTAAATCTATTATAAATACAGAAGATTATGAAACTAAATTAAAAGAATTCAGATCTTTAAAAGATGAAAAAAAATCTAAGTTTTTAAAATCATTTGGGGATCAAAGAAAATTATCCCCGTTACAACAATTGGCTCCAGTAGCTATGGTTAGAAGTAGAGTTGATATGTTACAAGCTAAGAAATTAGTTGCAACTATGGCAAATCATATGACTGATATACCTATGAGTCAAATAGTTAATCAAACTATTAAATATGATTTAGGTATTGATAGTTTTGAATTTAATAATATATTTACAAAAGGTTATGAAAATAATAATGAATATAAATTAACTAAAATTGTAAGTTATTTGATGAATGCTGCTGTAGATGCTGCTAAAGATAATTACATTATAGAAGGTAACTTTAATAGTTATACTGCTAATGGTGCAATGGTAATGATTAGAATGGGTATAGATCCGGTTAATGTATTTAAAGTGTTACTTAATGAAGATATATTAAGATTATCTAAATTAAAACAATTACAAACTCAAAAAATATCTAATATAAATACAGATGATTATTCTCAGGAATTATTAAATACTTATTCAAGAAACTTAGTTAATCATTTACAGACTAATAAGATTGATTTTAATAACTTTATTAATACTAATGAAGATTTTAATAATAATTTAATATTAGGTTTTTGGAATATTATACAACTTGCAGGCAAAGAATTAAATAACGATATCGTAAGTAGCAAATCTGATAGCAATGGTGCAGGTAAGAATATATATGAACATCATGTTCTTTATAATAGATTGGAAAGATTAAATAAAGAATCAATAGGTTCTAATATAAATGATAATTTTGTTAGAGGATTAAAACTATTTAAAAATGGTTTGGATACTAATAATTTAGATTTTAAATTAGATTTAGATGATAATTATACTTTTTTAGGAGCAATGATGAATAATAGTTTATTCTTAACTAATTTTATTACTAAGAAAATGTTTATAGAAAATACTGATAATTATAGATATGTAGTAAATAGAATTAGTAATCAATTGGGAGAATCTTTACCTACAAGTTCAGATAATATTAAAACTATATCTAATTATTTATATCCTTTTATATTATCTCAATCAGGACATAAATTGTATAATATAGATGAAAGTCAGGTAGATTATTTACAAAAAGAATTTCTTAATGAAGTAATTAATAAAAAAGCTTTAAATCCAGATAATTATTTCCTTAAAGAAGTATATATTGATCCTAATACTAATTTAATATCTTTTCCTAATTTTAAATACTATGATACAAATAGTAAAACATTATTAAAGGAAAGTTTAGAAAGATTGTATAATCAAAAAGATAACAAAGGTGTACTAACAGGTCCTTTATTTATTAATAAATTGGTTAAATATGCATTTTTAACTACAGGGTTTAAACCTACATTCTTTTGTATGAATGAGTATTTACCTAAAAGTTATTTCTTAAATACTGGACATGGTTATTATATTAATAATCTTATAAATAGATTAAATAATTCTTCTGAATTTATAGAAGATGAATTTATTCAAAAAGCTATGACTTTTATGGCTATTAATAATGAAACTAATTATAAAATAGTAGGTAATTTATATAAAGCAGATGGATTAAATAGTAATCAAGCTGTTAGTAACAAACAAACTCTTGCTAAAGTAACAGTTAAGAATACTAATAATTTCTATCCTTTTATTAGAATGAAACAATCAGGTGCTTTATATTTATTAAGTGATATTATTAATAATCAACCTGTTTATAACTTAATTAATTCTAATTCTGAAGAAGTAGATACAGAAAGTAACAATAATCTTAAACGTAAAACAAAAGTTAAATTATTTGACTTAAATACCATTAAACCAGAAAATTTATTTAAAGGAGATTATACTAATAATAGTTTATATATTCAACCAGAAATAGAATATGTATCAGAACTTAGTAGTATTTTTGAAGATAATAATTGGACAGTGGGAAATGATAGTGTATCTTTACAAGATAATAATATATTAGAAAGTAATAATATGAATAATACTGATAAAGAATTAAAAAAAATAAAAATTATATTACAACCTCATAATATAGATAAAATATTATCTGGAAATAAAAGTACTACAATAAGAAAAACAGAACAAACAGGTTTAAATATTGGAGAATCTGGATTATTAATTCTAAGAGGTAATAATTATATAATTACTAATAGAGGTTATTTAAATATATTAGAAGCAGGAGGAAAAGATAAAATAATTTCATCAGAAGGTTTACAAAATGAATCCGAATTCATGTTTAAACAATCAAAAGATTGGGTTAATGGTAAAGATAAAATGTATGTATATGACATAACTCCTTTATCAAATGAAACATATGGTTTAAATCAAGAAGAATGGAATAATTTAACAATTGAAGAACAAACTAGAATTAAGGAATGCAATTAAAATCAGGTATATACAAAATAACTAATATTATAAATAATAAAATATATATTGGTAGTAGTAAAAATATTTTGAATAGAATTTGGAATCATAAAACTCTTTTAAGAAATAATAATCATCCAAATAAAAAACTTCAAAATTCTTTTAATAAATACAAAGAAGTTAATTTTAAATTTGAAATCGTAGAATATTGCAAAATAGAAGAATTAATTATAAAAGAACAGAATTATATTGATGGATTAAATCCTTATTTTAATATATTAAAAATAGCTTATAGTTCACTTGGTTATAAATATAATCAGGAACAAAGGAATAAAATGAATGTTATTAAATATAAAAATGGAAGTATAAAACTTTGTGATGAGATTGTAATTAAAATTATTAAAGATATAAATTTAGAGAAATCATCTAATGAAATAGCAAATAAATATAATATTAATGTATCTATTGTATCTAGTATAAAATATGGAAAAGCATGGAAACATCTAAGTAATTTAATTACATTTAATAATAGAATCTATAAAAAAATTAATAAATCTGAAAAATATTTAAATTTTATTAATAATTTAAAAGGTGAAAATGCTTTAAATAGTAAGTTAAGAGAATTTGAAGTTATTGAAATATTAGACTTGATTAATAAGAAATATAAACTTAAAGAAATAGCTAACTTATATAAAATCAAAATATCTACTATAAGTGAAATAAAACAAAATAGAACTTGGAAACATATTAAACGAATTAAAAATTGTAATTAATGGCTATACATTGTGTAAACCGTTCAAGTGCAGAATTTATTGCATTACAAGAACAAACAAATATTAATCCTATTATACTGGCTGCGAAGGTATCTATCTTCCAGTCAGATAATGGGTTAGATAAATTTCCTTCTATTGAAGATTTAGATTTACAAGAAGACTTAATTATTAACTTAGATACCAACTTAGTTACTTTAAATATTAATGAAGTAAAACAATCTAATAATATAGAAAACTTAATTAATAAATTTTATTCTTTAAGAGATGATTCTACTTCATTATCTAATCAATTGATAGACTCTTACAATAATAAACAAGATGATACTTTAAATATAACTGAACAAAAAATAGAGCTTATGAAACAAGCTTTAAATGCAGAAGTTATAGTTGATACAAGTATTACTGATTCAGGTCAATTATTACCAAGTAATCATCCATTAAGTAAAAAATACAATAAACCTGTAATTGTTATTAATCCAAATAACTTATTTGCAGATACTGTATTTCACGAATTTGGTCACTTGTATATTGATTTACTTAAGGAAGATGATAGTGTCTTAAATGAAGCATATGAGCTTCTTAGAAGTACTGAGTTCTATAATCAAGTAGCTAAACAATATCCTGAATTAAATAGTGAACAATTAGATAAAGAAGTACTTGCTACGGCATTAGGATTAGAAGGCGATAAAATATTCAAACAAGATTTAAGATCTTTATCTATTTGGCAAAAACTTAAAAATTATATTCTTAATAAATTAAGAGATATATTTAATATTGAACCTAATGCTTTAGAACAATTAGCTTCTGAATTAGTAAGAAATAATGTTAGAGTAAATAATACTAATGATTTTAATTCTACTATTTTACAAAGGAGTAAATATATTATTGAAGATAATGATAGTTTAAATAAACAAAAACAAGTATCTGATTTATTAGATAAAATTCAATCTGATTTTACTAAGGAAACTATAGAAGATGAAAATATTTATAAAGATAAAGAAGGTAATATTTATAATAATTCAGTAACTAAAAATATATCTAAATATAAAAAAAGATATAATAGTTCTGATAAAGGAGATTATGAAATGAAATTTGATAAAACTCTTTATAATAAAGATAATATTTTGTTTCAGTTAAATTCTCCTAAATTACCTCTTGCTCTTACTAAGGCTTTAAATGATTTAGTTAATGATAGAATTAAAAGTGATTTTAATAAGAATCCTGAAGATAAAAACTGGTTAGATTCTTATAATAGAGAAATTAATAATACTGCTGAAATAGATGAATTAGATGTTTTGGCAAATAATTTATTAAGTACACAAGGAGTAGATAATAGTTTTACTGGTAGTTTATTAAAACATTTTGATGTTATAATTAATAAAGCAGACGAATATCAAGGAAGATATAATCAAGCACCTATTGTAGGTAGTATAGTTCATAATGCTATTGAAAATTATATAAATGATAATACTGCTTTTCCTAATAATATTATAGATTTAAATAATAAATTAATTAATCAAATTAAATCTATAGTAGATAAAGGAAGAGAAAATGGTTCTATATTTAAAACAGAACAAATATTGTATTCTGAAAATAGACAAGTTCCTGGTACAGCAGATTTAATTGAAATTACTAAATCAGGAGAAGTTATTATTTATGATTATAAAACAACTGATAATTTAAAATGGGGTAAATTTGATAAATCAGATGAAAGCTTATATTTTAATAAAGGATATATTCATCAGTTATTATCTTATGGAGCAATATTAAATCAATATGGAATTAATTTAACATCTGATCCATATCATATTATATTAGCAGAAGTAGGTTATTCCAATGTACAAACTACTGATAATCTTATTACTATTAAAGAAGTGAGAAGTAAATCTTTAAGTGATAAAAACTTATTAAGTTTATTAAATTCAGCCAGAAATAGTATATATAATGATTTTGCCAGTACCTCACAATTAGATAATATTAATATAAAACCAGATATTCAAAATTTAAGTGATTTAGTAAATAGAATTAATAATTATATAAAAGTATATAAGAAAAGAACTAAAAATTTAACTAGTAATTTAGACGCCAGTAATATTGATAAAATACAAGATGATTTAATTAAACAAAAAGATCTTGAAAAAAGTATTAATGAATATGTTGCTAAAAATAATCAGATTATTATTAATTCTTATGTAAATAATATACAAGATGCATTAGGTTTATTAGAATCTCAAAAAGAATTTATAGGAGAAAATTTATCTTCTGAATATTTACAAAGTTTAAATTATGTTCTTCAATCTACAGAAGCTTTAGGAGATATTAAAAAACTATTAGAAGATGGTAATAATGAAATAACTCTTAATGATAAAATTAAATTACTATCTACAATAGATAAAGCTTTATTAATTATTAATAATAATAAAAATTATTACAAAGATAAATTACAAAGATTAGCAATTAATTCTTTTGTAGAAAATAGTAATTTAATGTATGGATTATATAGAGAAAAATATCAATTAGAAGCCAAAAAGAAAGGTTTACGAGGCAAAGATGTTATTGAAGAATATGTAACTAAACAATTAAAATCTAATGAAACTGAAATAAAAATTAAAGAAATTAATTATTGGACTAAACAATATGAAGATGGATTTACTGATTTGAGATTTTTAGAATATTTAGTTGCAGATCCAGGTATATCTAAATCTCAGTTTGTTCAACTAGTTAAAAATATATTAGATAAAACAGATCAATCTATTAGAAATAAAATGCTTGATGTTATTCCTGATATAGCTAATTGGTATGATAATTTAGAATTTGAAAAAACTGGAGATCCTAGAAAAGTATGGTCTAAATTTATAGATAATAAAACTATTATTAATGCTGAGACTGGTAAAACAGAAACTAAATTAGCAAGTTCTATTATATCTGAATTTACTTCCGATTATAGAAAAATATTCATGCAATATGAAAATGCTATAAAAGAACAAGAAAGATATAAAAGAAAATTAGAAAATAAATCTACTAAAACTAAAAAAGATTTAGATACTATAGAAGAATTGAAAGATAAAATAGTTCTTCTTAAAAAAGAAAGGCAAGTTAAATTAAAAGAAGGTAAAAGATCTAAAGATGAATTTGATGAATTATATATCAATCCTGAATTTGAAAAATTATCTAATAAAGAAAAAGAGACAGCTAGATTTATTCATAAGCAATTATTAGATGCTGATAGTAGATTATATAGTACTCCTGAAAAAAGATTAACTAAAGAATTAGCTGATGGTTCTTATATTTATTATTTACCTAAAGAACGTATGTCAGGTATAGAATCTACTTTATATAATAATAAAGCTATTTCTAATTTTAAATCTAAATTTGAAGATTTTGTAAGACCTCCAGCAGATGAAGATGAATTTAATATAGAACAAGATGAATATAATCCTGATAATAAATTTAATCAAACTAATTTAGATATTTATGGTAATGAAGTATTTAATATTCCAGTTTATTATAGAAATGAATTAGAAGATGAAGAATTACAATCTTATGATATTCCTACTTTATTAGCATTAAATCATGAAACTACTATTACTTTTCAAGAAAATAAATTAGTAGAAGCAGATTTATTTGTTATTGCAGAAAGTTTAAATTCTAGAAACAATAGTAAAATATTAAAAACTGATAGTTTTATAAATAAAAAAATACAAGATACAACAGGTAAAATATATCAACGTTCAGATCAGAATTTAGTATATCAAGCAGTTAAATCAAGTATAGATAATAGATTATATAAACGTTCTTATAAAGGTGTATATTCAAAAGGTAATTATAAATTAATTAAGGGAGCTGAAGCAGTATCTAAATATGCAAGTACTTTAGTATTAACAGGTAACTTTATGAGTGCTTTATCTACATTCTCCCAAGGTAGTATATATAGGTTAATAGAATCTCAAGTTGGAGAACATATTACTACAGAAGATTGGAAAGCAGGTACAGCTAAAGCTTGGAAAGATTTTCCTAATATGTTAGCAGATACTCAAAAATTTGTCCCAGAAAGTAAAAGTAATTTATTAATTAGGAAATTTGGATTAGAAACAACAGCTAAAGCTTTAACTAATAAATTTGTACAAGATAATTTTGCTAAAAAACAATTAGATTCTGCTACTTTATTTTCAGTAACAAGTATGGCTGAAGCCGTAGTTACTTCTACTTTAATGTATTCATTATTAAATAACATAAAGGTTACAAATGAAAAAGGTGAGTTCATAGATCAATATGGTAAAATAGTAGCTAAGAATGAAGCTATGAGCTTAGATGAAGCATATACAGTTAATAATAAGAAATTAGATTTAAATAAACATGTAAGATATACTACTTTTAATATTACTGAGAAATATAATGATGGTCTAAATAAAGATAATACAATTGCTGCTACAGAAGTTTCAAGGTATATTAGAAGTGTTTATGCTGATTTATATGGACAATATAACCAAGATATGAAAAGTGTCTTACAACGTACTATATGGGGTAAATTAGCAATGAGTTTAAGAGGTTGGTTACCTAGAGGTGTTAATAGAAGATGGAGAGGTATTACTGATGCAGTAGGTAAAGATTTTATGGATTTTAATGAACTTAGAGATGAAAATAATATTGATAAAAGATTTTATTCTCAAGATCAAAAACAATTTCAGGAAGGGCATTATACTACTAGTATTAGATTCTTAAGATCTATTTATAAAGAAATGAAACAGAATCAATTATCTTTATTAGCATCTAGAAGTAGTGTTAGAAATTCTTTAACAGATCATGAAATAGCTAATTTAAAAAGAACTCAATATGAATTAGGAGTTATAGTTGTAATGGCATCTTTAGCAATGTTTTTAAGAGTAATAGCTTTAAATTCAGAAGGAGACGATGATGATAAAGAAAAAATATATTTTGCTGCTTATTTAGCTCATAGAATACAAACAGAATTAACTACATTTATTAGTCCTAGTGCTATGTTTGAAATGTTAAGTAACCCTGCTGCAAGCATGAGTGTTATTCAGAGAGTATTTGATTGGATGTGGCAACTAACTGGAATATCTTATTCTAAAGATGAGGGTTTTAATGCCAATATTAATGATCTGATTTCTACAGGTGATAATAAAGGAGATAGTAAATTGCTTAAAAAAAGTATGGGTTTAATACCTGGAACAGTTAAAATACAACAACTTAAATCAATATTATCTTTAGAATCAACAAATCCGATTTCAGATTCATTTGAATATAGTATAAATAATTAAAAAAGAAAAGGAGATAAAATTAATTATCTCCTTTTTTATTATATATATATTAAAACAGTGTTATTAAATTTATTACCATTTAATTTTCCCATAAGAGTATGATAATTGATATTATAACAATTTGCAGCGTCTTTACAGGAATCATAATATATTCCAGTTTCTATATTTAAAACAACTTTAGATTTAGATTTACCTATATTTATCTTATGTTGATCAGATAATTTAATACCTTTTTTAGAATCAGATAATTTTCTTTTAGATTCTTCAGTATGTTTTTTACCTTTCCATGTATTTTTTCTTATTTTAATTAGTTTTTCTTTTATATGTAAAGGTATATTATTATGAGATTTTTTGATATTATCACAATGTTCTTGTGTAAGTTTCTTACCTAATTTAGATAATCTCATTTTCATTTTTACTTCTGGTCTTTGATGGCTTTTTGAAACACCTATGCTAATTTTTAATCTAGTTTCCTCATTAATAACCGCTTTTTTATCATTAGATTTAGTTAATCTACAATTTAAACCTAATTTAGAATTACAAACATCATAATAATCCTGCCAAAATCTTTCTCGTTCATTTAATTTGTCAATTTCACAATACTCAATAACTTCAAATATATGAAGATTTACACCATATTTTAAAAAAGAATTATATAATCTTATTTGATCTTTACAATGTAAATTCTTATATTTTTTCCATCTTTTTTCTATATTTATAGATTGTCCTATATATATCTTATTTGATGGACTTGTTATCTTATAAATCCCTATTTTATTATCCATAATATATTTTTTACAAATATAATGATTAAAATAATTATTAACAATTAAAAAGTTAAAGTATTAAAAAAAGAAAGACAAAATATTAAAGTAAAAATTAAGGGAAGACAGGTTTTAATCTATCTTCCCTTTTTATTTATAATTTTTCACTATTTAATTTAACTATTAAATTTTTAGTATACTCTCTAAGTATAGTATATTTTAATTTAGAAATATCTGCTTTAATATAACAGGATTGAATATTTCCATATCCATTTGTATATTTATTATTATCAAAATGCATATAATAATTCTTCCATCCTCTTTTCCAATTTTCTATTTCATGTTTTGCTCTATTTGTATATTTTAATGCAGGTAAACCATAATTAATAAAATCTTCTTCATTGTTAAACTTAATATACCATTTTTTATTTTTAGGTAATTCCTTTAATATTTTTATACAATAAGAGTGTTGTAACTTAGCTATTTTTAATAATTCTTTATTTGATATTTTCATAAGCTAATTCCATTTCTCTTGTTGGTAATACTTTAACAAATAATGAAACTGATTTTCCACATTCCATTTTCCAACCAGCACTAACTAATTCTTTGTTGTGAGCATTAAGTTGTAATCTTGGAGATCCTGATTTATTAAAAGCCTTAACAATACCTACATTCATTCTAGAACCACTTGTAATTACACACCAATCATTTAAATTTACTACTTGTCCTAATCGATCTATAGCCATCTTTTAATTTTTATTTTTTATTTAATATTAATTTTATATCATCTAATGATACTAATTTATAATTTTTATAATCGTTTGAATCTCTAATATCATGCCAACCATTTTTATAATTATTTGTATTTTCTATATATAAATGATAAGTTTTTGAGTCATTATTATTCCAACCTTGAGAAATATATTTTTCAGGAATAGTTAAAGTTTTATAATAATCACTAATTAACTGAGCTTCTTCATTATTTATAGCTTTTGGTAAATAATGGAATTCAGGTAATGGTATAGTATTAAACTTAACTAAATTACTACCATTGAATTCAAAGTATTCATTATCAGATAGTTCATTATATTTATCTTCTAAAATAGATATAATTCTTTTAATATCTTCTTTTTTAATCTTCATTTAATACATATTTTTTAAATTGTTCAAATGTAATTTCTGTATATGATTCTAAAATACTTCTATTTAAACGATAATGGGCTGCATAAGGAGGATTATGAAAATATTGATTATCATCTATAGATTCATAAAAATGTTTATTTTGTAATTTATTAAAATAATTATTTATTTCTTCTTTATTTTGTTTTATTGCCCATTTCTCAGGTAGTACAAATTCATCTCTTTCTTTAGCTCCTATAAATTCAAATATATAATTATCTTGTTCAGATTCTAATTCTTTCTTTTTATTTTGAAGAATATCAATTAATTTATCAATATCTTGTTTTCTTAATTTCATTATTTATCAGATTTATCTTTATCTAATCTTATTCCGTACATAACAGGAAATCTTGGAATATCTCCCTGACTCATTTCAAAATATCTAACTTCTGCTATTTTACCAATGTATTCATCTTTATTAAGAAGTAATTCTTTGCGTGCTTCATGGCTCATTTTAGTACCACAGGCAAAACGTTTACCATTATATTCTACAACAGGTCGTCCCCACTCAGGTCGTTGCTTAGCAGGTCCTATATCAACTATTTTACAAGAAATATCAATAAAATCTTTATACTTAAGTAAGTCAGAACTTCTGGCATTAATCTTATATTGTCCAGATCCTATTCTAATCATAGTACCTTCATATCCTAATTCTAAATAAGTTGAGTGAGCTTTTTTAAGTTGATCTTCTGAAGTAATAATATGAGATTGAATGAAATCAAGATTTCTTAATTTATAACCTATTGCCAAACCATAAACATATGCTAAACTACCTTTTCTTAATGTAAAATTTTCTGGATTAATTTTATCATAAATATGAAATTTAATTTTCTCTGTAATACCTTTTCTGTATTTTTTAATAGATTCCATATTAGTTTGAAAATCTTCTCCATGAACATATAACTCTCCATCAAAAATATGAGGATATGCATTTTGATTTAAAGAAAGTGATAATTTCATTAAATCAATTTCAATATGCATCATATTTTCAATAATTTTACCATCTCTAGATTTTAATATAACTTCTGTGGGAGAATTAATATGAGCTAAACATCTCATCCCATCTAATTTAGGTTGAACATATATTTTATCCTTTTTCCAATTTATTTTATGAGATTCTTTTTTATAATCTTTAGCAAGCATTGGTAGTATTACTATTTCATTTTCTGCTTCTTCAATAGTATTAAAATAACCCTTAGTTAACTTATCTTTTATTAAAGCTTCTGCTTCTTTTACAGCTTGGTCATTTTGAGTTGTTTCATTCGATCTTCCTATATTCTTACCTTTACATATTTTAGTATGTACAATAGGATTATCTGTATTTAATATTCCAGATATTTGTATTAATTCTCCATCAGGTTCTCCTAATACTTGAACTACTAAATATCTAATTTTATTTTTGCTGTCTTTTTTATATATTGTCTGATTAAATCCATTAAACATATTTGTTATTTTTAATTGTTATTTACTTAATACTTCTTTTAATATTGCTGATATTATAAAATCTTTGTTTATATACATTGAAGTTTGGTGTAATAATACAGGGTTACAAAGCATTCTTTTAAAATACTCAGGTTTATTACTAACCTCTCTCATCTTTAAATACTTTTTCTGTATCATTACACCATTTGCTTCATTATGTGTTATACAGTAATAATTTCCTCTAAATTTTAATCCTAAATGAGTTTTATCACCTTCTCCGAAACAATTTTTATATAAAGAAAGATGTAACCAGCTATGAGGTAACTTCTTCTTTTTGTTCAACTTTCACAGGTATTAATTCATTAAATTGTTTATCCAAATGATCTTTTAAATCTTCTAAAGAAGAATAGATATCTTCATGTTTTCTAGTAGTTTTATTATCGTTTAATTTATTTATAAGATTATAACTTATAGTACTTTTCTTATCAATAACTCTTACTTCAACACTATCAACTTTATATTCTTGTACTAAATTTCCAAGCATAGTAAAAACTTTATCTCCTTTAGTATATACTTCTATATTTATCATTTTATTATTTTAAGTAGTTAATTCTTTGTTTTCCATCATATTCTAATTCTTCAGTAATCATAGGTGTATTAGAAATAACCATATAATTTTTATTATCTTCTTTATCAAAACTTTTAATTATATCATAAAGCTGAAGTTCCATTTTATTTTCTTTTAAAATATGAACAATAAAATAGTCTTGAAAATCATTTCTACTAGCTAAAAATTCTTCTTTACTATTAGCAGACTCTAAATCTTTTTTTATAGTAGTCATTATTTTATCTGCTTCAGCTTCATCTTCTTTTTTAAATTTAGATACTAATCCAGTTCCAAAATTAATCTCAAGTAAACTATTAACAGTTGTTACTTTTTTAACTGAATCTATAAAGTTTTTCAAAAGCATTTCTCCTAAATCTCCACCATGTATTACTGATAAGGGTAAGGGTACTCTTGTAAATCTACCATCATTTCCAACTAAGAACATTACTCCTATTTCCATAGAATTCTTTTCCATAGAATAAGTTCTCATCAAACTAATTATTTGTGGTATTAATATTTCAGGAGTACTAACTTCCGTTTCATTAATCTTATCTATTTCTGCTTGCAATATTGCACTTATATTTTCTTCTTTCATTTTATTGTTATTATTTTGTTATTGTTCTAAATTCTCAATTACATTACAAATTATATCTACTATTTCTTCTGGAGAAAAAGCATATTTCCAATCATTATCTTCTGTAATTCTATCTATTTTTTCTAGATATTTACTTAAAATTAATTCTTTATTTAATTTCATTTTTTTCCTTCATTATTTCTAAAGTATATTGAAATGGATTACCTGGAATATTTTCTACTAAATTCCACATTTCCTGAGCTATTTCTCTGATTTCTAACTGAGCATGTTCACTGTCTCTTAATTTCATAAAATTAGCAAAACTTCTCATATTAAAACTTACATCTCCTTGTATTTGAGAATTATATGTTTTAAAAAATCTAGCACTTTCTTTAGCTCTTTTACGACCTAATATTGGTGTTAACTGTTTTAGACACTCATGATACATTCTATTTCCTATTTCAGTATAATTTTCAAGTAATTGTTTCCAAGTTTCTATACCTTTAAAGGTTAAATCATCATATGAATTAAAATTAGAAAAATCTACATTATTACCATTCCAATCATTTGGTAAATAAAATTTATCTTCTTTTAATTCTTTATACCTAGCTGATTCACCATTAAATGAACTTATCCTATGCTTAAGAAAATGAATATGACTAGCTATTTCAGTATCAACTAAAAAATGTACCATGCCTTTTTCAAAAGGTGTTTCATGACCATTAGACCATAAATCTTTAATTAATTTAGGTATTCTTATTCTTTTATCTTCTGTAAGATCTCTTGAAGTGGAAGTCCAAGCACTTAATGCTATAACTTCATCACTCCCATAGAATCCAATTAATTCAACTTTATTTTTACTCATTTGTTACTTTTATTATTTTAGTTTCAATATCATATTCAAATAAATTTCCATTACTAATTAAATATCCAAATTTACCATCACATACTATACTACCATTGCTGAATAAAGTATCTTTAATAGATAATTTAGTAACTCCAGCATTTATTATATCTTCATAATTATGAATATGTCCAAACATACAAGCCTTTAAATTTAATCTATTTAAAACATGATTTCTAAGGCTTTTACAGCCACAATATTCTAAAGTACCTTCTCTATTATAACTTAAATCTAATAATCCTTTAGGAGGACCGTGAACAACTAATATATCAGTATCTATAGGTATAGTTTTCCAAAATTCATCTAACTTATGTCTTGGTTTTTGAAAATACCAATTACCAAAAGTAGGTTGAATAGGAGTACCAAATATTTTAATTCCTTCTATTTCTATAGATTCATTTTCTAAATATATAATATTTTTTTGATTACATATATCTCTAAATTCTGTTGGATTAATAGAAGCCATTGCATCATGATTTCCAGAAATTAAAACTTTATATTTAATATCTAATGCTCCATACCAATTTAAAAAATCTCTGGTTTCAGGTTCATTTTTATAATAATCTCTATAATTACTATAATCTCCAGAATGTATAATAATATCCACGTTATCAGGTATATTTAGTAAATTATGATATGAATGTGAATCGGATATATGTAGAATCTTTAATTTATTTGTCATATAATGTTTTTAATATTTCTTCTTTATTTTCTATTTGTTCTTTTATATTTATATTATTTAATAAATCTTCTATTGATTCTTTAGTATTTAAATTTTTATCATAAAATTCTTTTAAATATAAAACATTTTCTGAAGTTAATAATATAGAATCTTTATTAGCATTTGAATATTCAAGAGTGTAATTCCATCTTGGAGTAATTGTAAGACATCTATAGTAATCTTTTAAAAAAAATGCTTCAGCAGCTTCAATACTTTCTCTTGATAAACTATAGTTAAGTTCACATAGTACTTTTAATATATGTTGAATATTAAGTTTTTCAGCATAATTTTTATTTTTTAAGATTACTATGCAATTTTGAACTATATGGCGACATATTTCTCTATCTGTCATAGTCTTTTACGATTCATTATTAAATCATTAGCTGCATATTCTAAATACATTCCAGTAATTACATTATCTTCTAATGCATATTTACTTCCAAATTCTTTCTTAATATAATCAACTAAATCTTTCCATTTAACTCCTATATCTCTTAGTTCTATAATTCTATCTGCTAATTTTTTAGTCATAATAGTATTATAATATTCTTGATTATTTTCTGTTTGATTTTTCATTTTCTTTTATATTTACTGCGATCAAAATATTTCTTTCCATTATACCAAAAATAATTAACAAATCTGTTAAATTCATAATCTATAGTATAATCTGAATAATCATAGTCATTTATTATTTCTTTAGGACTAGGTATATCTTTATTTTGTTTTAAATAAAATTTACTTACTCTTCTTATAATTCTCCAATATATAGATTTAATAGCTTTATCTTTAAAAATAGCTAATTTATAACTTTTAGACATTATTTATTTTTTTTAAAGCTTTATAAACATCTAATAGAGAAACATCATCTTTTCTTATTAATGATAATAATATATAAAATTCTTTGTAAGTAAGATTATAAGGTGTTCCTCCAAAATCCATAACTGTTGAACCTCTATATAACCAATTGTCAATATCTATTAAAAAACAATTATTTTGATCATTAATTAAATGTTTTCTTATTCCTTTTATATGAGGAAAATACTTTTCTATTAAACTAGCAATTTTTACTTTTTCAGCTAATTTTAAATCAGATATATCTATTTTACATCCTTCTCTAAATATTAATTCTATTAATTCTTTATTTGTCATTTATATTATTTTAAAAAATAGAGGAGAGATTGTGGTAAGATCACACTATAAGTCGATAGATTACTTATACCCACTGTTTTCTCCGATAGCACATGCTGTTCTCCTCTGATATTTTTTATTAGCTACCCTGCGCAATCATTACATTCAAGAATAGATTTTCTAGTAAATATTTGTGCAGCATTTTGATTTAACTGATAATACATACTTTTTAAACCTAATTCGTGAGCTTTAAGATAATAATCACTCACTTCTTTAGCAGGAGTGCCAAAAGGTATCATTGTATTAAAACTAATTCCTTGATCAATAAATTTTTGTCTTGTAGAATTTTGTATTAATAATTCCATAGGACTAATCTCAGGAAATGTTTTAAATACATTCTTTTCTTTCTCAGATAAAAAATCTAACTGTTGAACAGATCCATTATTGTTTTTAATATTTTCCCATACTTCTTCTGTATTTTTATCTTTTTCAATTAGTAGCTTTTCAAGAAAATAATTCTTTTGAGCATGTTTAGATTTAGCTAATGCTTTAATAAAATAATTACTATAAACAGGTTCAATACTTTGTGACCATTGACCTACAATTTCACTACTTGAAGTATTAGGTGCAATAGCATTTAGTGTAGTATGTCTTCTAGTATATTTATCATCCTTTAATAGAGGTGCTTTTCCGTACTCCAGAGCCATTTTTTCTGATGAAGCATAACTTTGTTCTTTAAGTAATTTAAAGATCTCTGTATTCTTAAATTTAGCTTCTAAACTTTCTATTGGAATCATATTTCTTTGTAAATAAGAATGAAAACCTGATGCACCTATACCAATAGCCATTTGATTTCTTGCAAAATTTACTGCTCTTTGCATAAGTACATTATTCTTATTCTTTTCTATAAAATCTAATAAAAAACAATCAAGTAAATTTAATAATATTTCTACTGCATCTGTATCTTTCCATTCATCAAAATGTACTAAATTCATTGCTCCAATACAACATACAAAAGTTTCTATATGTGAATTACTTAGCATTATTTCAGTACATAAATTAGAATTATTTATATTATAATCTAATTCTTTATATATATCTGGTTTACTATTATTCACATTATCTTTAAAAAGAATATATGGAAATCCTGTTTCAAATTTCTTCTTAATTATTTTTGCCCATATATCTCTTTTATCTTTATCTCCTTCTTTTAATGAAGATATCCATTCATCTCCTATTACAACAGCAAAAGGTACTTCATGAATTTCACTTGTTCTATCTTTAATAGTAAGATATTTATGTATATCAGGATGATCAACATTTAAATACACAGCTACCTTCCCTCTTCTGCTTCTTTGACTTATCCAACTTGTAGTATCTTGAAGTCTTTTAACATATTTCATTATGCCATCAGCAAAACCTCCTCCTGTAATTGGAGAACCTTCTTTTCTAATAGCAGATAATGATACTGATGTACCTCCTCCTGATTTAGACAACATACCTATTTCAGCATCTGTTAACAATAATCCTTCTACAGAATCTTCTGCATAACTTCCAAAGCATGATATAGCTGATTCTTTAGGATGTAAAAAATTAGTTATACCTGGAGTAGGTAAAAGGTAATAACCTTTTGCAAGATAATTCATAAACTTATCAGAATATCCTGGTTTATTAAGCATCTTTTCTGCTTTATCTCCTATTTGTTTAAAGTGATCTTTAATATCACCTGTAATATATCCATTTTCTAAAAAGGCTATACTTTGTTTATTTAACCAATACCAATCTTTAAATTCTTCTTCCATTAAAATAATGATTCTGCTGAAATATCTTGTTGTCCAATTGTATAATTGGGAGATTGCAAATCGAAAAAATCGACTCTTACATCTAATACTCTTTCTTCTTCAAACCATTTAGCTGATTCTCCAAGTTTATTTTTATCTATTGTAAACATATCTTCTAATCCAATAGCATTTACAGCTTTATTAAATCTATCCTGAAGAAATATAACTACTTCTTCTTTAGAAAGAAAATCTAATTCGTCTTCTTGAAATATCCAGTCTATAATTTTTAACTCAGATTCATATGCTTTTTTACATGCTCTTCTTATTTTGTTATAAAATTCTTCATTAAACCATTCTGGATATTCTTTTTTAATTATATTAATTAATTCTACTCCAAATTGAAAATGTACATCTTCCTCTTTAGCAGTAGCCATTACTATATTATCTACTGTTTTAAGTAATTGTTTTTTTTGACAAAAAGACTTAACAATATAAAATTGAGAAAATAAAGAACAAGATTCTATAAAAGCAGAAAATAATAATAAATTTAATGCATAATTTTCTTTACTATTTTCAGTAGCTCCTTTTATATATTTAGTTAAATAATCTATTCTTCCACTAATTATAGGATCTTTAATTATTTTAGAAAATTCGTCTTCTAATCCTAGTTTAGTAAGTAATTCACTATCCTATTGTTCTATTAAGTTCGTTAATCTTAATACGTTCTCTTATGAACTGCTATATATCCCTATATAGAGCAGACTATATCATCATCCTTAACTTAATATTAGGATGCTTTGCGCTTCCACTCACTTGAGTGTACTTCCTTTCGGAATAGTCGTTACACCTTCCATATAATATGGCTTGGCTCGGTATTATCTGTTCTAGACTTTCACCGAATTCACAAAGTTTTCTATAATAATTACTTATTATAGGCACTTATAATATTCTTCATATAATTTCCACACTGGAATCCAAATCTGTTTACATTTTATTCTATTCAAATCAGATATAGTTAAAGCATTATACTTTATATTTATATCTTTTAAATCAATATTATTATTTATTAATTTAATTATTTCAATTTTAATATTTGAAGAATAACTATGTTTTGAAAAATTTTTTAAAGAAGGAATTGATTTAGTAAAATGGTTAACAAATAAATGTTTCCAAGTTTTACCTTTTCTTATCTGATTTAAAGTAGTTCTTTTTAAATTAGGATAATCTATTAATATATCTCTATTAGATTTAAATTCTTTTATTAATTTATAAATATCTAAAACTTCTATTTCAGATAATAGAGATTGACCATGATCCTCTCCTTTTAAAGAATGCCATTTATTATTTTTATTTCTAGTAATAATCATTCTTTTTAAACTTTCTTTAGTATTACTAGTTTTATTACCACCTTCTTGTAAATTATATAATTTATAATTTAAAGATTTATAATAACTTATATAATCTATTTCTCCTTTTAACATTTCTTCTTCTGTATTATAATTTTTTAATAATACAATATTAAATTTTTCATTCTTTAAACTTCTTTTGCATTTTGCTAAATAACACATATTATTTTTTTTTGGACAATTGTGTTGACTTAACCTTTTATTTAAAAGTTGTTTAGTATAACCTATATAACAAATTTGATTTGTCTTAGGATGTATTAATCCGTAAACTTTATATTTATTTTCCATAATACAAATATATGAAAAAATATTACATTGTTAATGCTTCTTGATGAATAACTTCATTCATAGCAAAAGTATAACCTACCATATATATTTCAGGTTTAGGTAAATTATCTCCTACTTTACCCCAAAATGTTTTAACATTTACTTCTATTTGACTAATAGCTAATAGAGATCTTTTCATTATATTTTTTTCTGCTTCAGATAGAACATTGTGATACTCATTAACATCTCGATCTAATCGTTCTTTGAATTCATCAATGAACCACAATGTTCCTCTAATAGCATTCATATAAGAAAGTAAATGCGGATATTCGTAAGGCTTAACTGCCACACGTTTATCAAATATACTCATTTATTTAATTTTATCAATTATTTTATAGCATTCAGCTATATAATATTGTTTATCTATATTATTAATTATAGATTCATCATATTCATCTTCTAATATATTTAATACTTGACATTTAAATCCTACTTCAAGATTACTTTCTCTATCATTAGCATCAACTTTAACATCATCTATTATATCAAATATATTCATCTGATTCATATCAAACTGTAATTTATACTTATCAGTTTCTGTAAGTTTATTCTTTTCTAAAGCAGGTAATTTTTTTATTAAATCTACACCTTCTTTAGCAACTATATATCTATTAGTTTTAGATAATTCTGTATCGTGAAAATAATTACTTCTGTCTAAAGCAATTCTAAACGCTGTTTCAAAATTAACAGCAGTATTACCTTCAAGATGAGGAAGTTTATAAGTATTATTATAATATGGTTCATAACCATAATTTTTAATTATTCTTGCTTTTTCAAAAATATCCTCATCTTTCACAGTTTTATATTGTTCTCTAGAATATAATTTATTAGTACCTTTCATCTTAGAACCTATACAAAAATCAAATAATCCATAAGCTTGATAATTATCTTTATCTTCTTCTATATTAGTATTTGCTTTTTTATCCATTGGAATATTATACTCTACTAAATTAAAATGATTACCAATGGTATCTTCTGGTTTTATATTATTTAAATAATAATTAGCAAGAGCTAAAGATATAATTCTTTTACTATGATTCTTATGAAAATCTCTATTTATTTCAAAAGCACCTTTATATTTAACAGTTTTATTATCTATAACATTTATATAATTATTAACATCTCGAATTATAATTTTTTTACATTGTTGAGTTTCTAAAGGTATATTAACAATATCTTCTATTTCTTTACAAGCTTTATTTAAATTATCTATATCACTTCTATGTACTTTAAACATTGCACCATCTGTATTTTCAAATATAATCATAGGTTCAAATTGACAATATTCAAATATTCTTTCTGTTAATAATGATAATATTAATTGACCATTTACACATATTTTTAACTGCCATTCAGGATCATATAAAAAACTATATTTGTCTTTACTAAGACCATAAGATATATTAAGTAAAATTTTTAGTACATAATTTCTAACATCTGTTTTACTATATAATTTTCTATCTTTATAAAATCCTTCATAAGTTTTATTAAATATTTTCTCAGGTATATGAGCTGGATGTAATTGATTTTTAAATGTTAGATGAGGATAAAAACTCGCATAATCTACATCTATTAAGATATATTCATCATCACTTTCATATACTCCAGATTTTCCAAAACTATGTAAACCACCCTCTGCATATTCTCTAATTACATTTTTATATCTAACTTGAAAAGATATACTTTCAGCAGCTTTCTCTAAATCTTCATTATAATACCAAATTCTTTTTTTAAATTCTTCTAAAGAAGACTGATTAATAGGATCTTTAAATTTGATATAATCAAAAATAATATCTTTTAATTTTATTTCTTTTCTATAGGTTCTAAGTTTTTTAATATCCCATTGAGATATACCTAATTCTTTAGATAATACTTTGCTAAATATTTCTCTTGCTAAATTACCTTCAGAAGAATTAAGAAAATTATAACCTTCTAATTTAGAATACTCTTTTCTTAAAGTTAACTGTTTTAAAGATTTATAAAAAAAAGCTTCTGTAGCATTTAAATCATTTTCACAATATAAGATTACTTCATCTTTCTGATCATCGTTTAAATAACTTCCTACAGCATATGGGAGGTCTTGTATATTCCTCATACGAAGAGCAAACTCTAACCATTTAAGACTAGTAGCTTTATTCTTATTATCATAATGCCATACTTTATATAAATCAATATAAGGTACTTTAACTTCTCTATCTTTAATAGAAGAATACTTAGTAGCTACTACTTTTTTAACTACTTCATATATTTCTTCAGAAGATTTTATTTTATCATCTTTTAAAATAGTAGAATGTAATATAGGATAATCAAAACCATCCCAATTATATCCAATTATATATTTTATTTTTTTATTTAATAAAAATTCTCTTAATTGTATATATTGATTTTTTCTATTACTTATTTCAAAATGAGTAATTATTTTAGTATCAATATCTTTAAAAGATGCTAAAAAAAAGGTAGGGAACGTTTCTAAATCTCCTACATATATCATTAAACTAATTTAATAAGTTCTTGATTATTGTTATACAAGTATTGAATGTCAAAATAATTGTCTAATATATTATTTATATTATCTAAATCTAAAATAGCATGATTAATTTCTTGAGAAATAGGATGTATAAATCCTTTAATAGCTCTTATAAATAATCTTTGAAAATCATTTTGATTTAATACTTGACTATTACTTGTATGATTTAAATAAAAATAATACGCAGGAAGAATTGGTATCTCCCCACGTATTATATTATCTACATAAACCTGTCTAATTTGATTGAACTGGCTCATTTAATTGTTTTTGTTGTTGAGTATTTCTAATAATTAAATCATCAATATCTTGCATTGAAATAGTAGAACCTTTAATATCTACCAATTCACTTAATTCTAATAATACTTTTCCTGTTACTAAATCAATAGGTATTCCTACTGCATTTGCACATCTTGTAAATATAACTTGTTTTTCTTCCATTATTTATTTTCTAATATTTGACGTTCTTTAATTAAATCTCTAGTTATAGCATTTTCATTAGTAAACTTTTCAGGATATCTAGCTTCTAATTTTTTAATATTAGTTTCTAAAATATCTCTTAAATCCCAACCATTAATATTACACATATTAGCAATATACCAAACAAGATCTCCTAATTCTTCTTTTATATTTATCCAATCTATTTCTTTCTTATAGGCTAGATTTTTTTTAAATACATCTGATAACTCAGCAGATTCAGTTTGCATTCCTAAAACCATATGTATATTATCTTCTAAAGAAGAATCTAATTGTGCTAATGTTCTAGATGCTTTTTCTTGATATTCTTTTATATCCATTAAATCAAATCCATTATAAAATTTTCTCTTTTTTGTTTAGCTTCTTCTAGAGTAGCAAATGTACCAACATGAAATTTATGTTGAAGACCTTCTCTATTTTTAGGAAATCTAACACAAGCTTCAAATTTACCACTTCTTTTTCTTTCTGATATACCTTTCATAGAGGTATTAGTTTTTGTTCTCATATTATTTATTTATTAAATTTCTATTTGAGCTAAATTGTAAGTTATAGGATTATCTCTGAACTTACCTGTATAAATTCTACTTTCAACTGTAATTAATTTTCTTTTTAATTCTTCAGTAGTATATAGAACTAAATTTTTATCATTTAATTTAATTAAAATCCTCTTATTTCCTTCAATTACATCTTGCATAATATAAGTAGGAATTTTAACTATTTTATCATTAAAAAGGCTTTTTGTATTATATATTACAAAATCAGTCCTTATCAATATATTCTTCTTTTTCATTTGTTTTCACGTTAAAATTTATATAATTCTCGTTATCTTTATTTGGACAACTAGATAAATCTATACCATCTGGTATTTTAACGTTCAATTGGTCTTCTATTTCTTGTTTTAGGCTTTCATCTCGGTTTAGTATTTTAATTATTTTGTTGTCTAGGGTAAGACCAAAATGTTTCATTAAAAAACCAATAACTATATCTTTATTTGGCAGATAACTGTATTTTCCATCTAAATATAAGTCTACTATATTAAATAAATCTTCAGGTATATCAAAAATATATAACACTTCCCTTTTATTTATATCTATAGTTTCTTTATAATATTTATTTGATTCTAATTCTTTTTCATATTGTGTAAATTCTTTTTTAGCGGAGAATTCATACCGCAAACAAAAACTATATTCATTATTATAAAAGGTATATGTATTAAGTAATTTGTTTATAAACTTAATTGGTATATATTCATTTATATAAGGTAATAAATATGTCTTCGATTTATTTAATACATTAGTATTCAATCAGTTACATTTTTATCTTCATGTTTTATGTCACCTGATTTTAATGATTTATAATACACATATTCATTTAATAATTCATTTGTGCCTTTATAATACTCTCCATTAATTTCAAAACCTTTTAAAGCATTTTCATGCATGGCTTGTGTTACAGTCATAACTGTATGTGTAAAATGCATCCTACTTATATACATAAATCTAAATTCTTTTACTTCATAGTCTTTATATATAGGATGATTCTTTAATTCCTCTTTAAGAAGTAATAAGTATAAACTAGATTGAATATAATAATTCCAACCTAAATATCCATTCTCAAAAAATTCTTCTGCTTTTCCAGATCCTGTTTTTAAATCATAAGGATATATTACTTTATTCTTATTATCTATTACTACAAAATCTAGCATACCTTTTATTTCAATATTATTTACTTTACCTAGTAATTTAACTTGAGGTATAATTTTAAATCCATATTCTTCTGGTTTAACAAGCATTGGGTACTCTTTTTTAAGAGTATCAACTACTTTAATAGCAGAATAATATAAATATTCAGATATAATAAATGAATTTTCTGGACACTTAGATAATATATTAAAATATTCTTCATAATTTTTTAATCCAGTTAATCTTTTATTACTTCTAGCATTAATATCAACTGCTTTTCCTCCTTTATGATATTCAATTATATCACACATTTTATTAATTAATTCCCAATTATCTTTATGAAATAAATCATCTTTATTAGGAAGAAATTGCTTATTCTTTGCTAGCAATCTTAATAAATCTTTTGCTTTTCCAGTAGGTTTTTTTTTAACAATAAATACATTATCTGGCATTTTATTTTCAGTAATTAAATTATCTACTAATTTACCTACCATGACACCATCTAATTCATTTATATTTTTATTTCTAGTACCATTTACAGTTAATTCTCCTCCTTGCTTTTTAATATCACTTAATAATGAATAACTGGGAAATGGCATATCCCTATAAACTTCCTCAGTACATTGTATGCCTATTGTGTTTTCATCCACATTCTATATAATTTTGAGATTAATAATCTATTATTATCTCAATTTTACGTTTGTTTAGTTCATCTATTTCAATAAACTCATATGATATTTTAGTTATTATACTAACATTATCATCTTTAATTACATTATTTAATGTTAATGTATCATTTCCAATTTTTACCCATAAAGAAGCTAAATTTTCAATATCCCATGTAGGAATATATGTTTTAGTAGCTGGTTTCCAACATAATTTTCCTGATCTCATAGAAATACTTCCATGATTTATAACTGTATATATTTTATAAGTTATTTGTTTTACTTTAGTAATATTTAATCCTTTATAAGGAATCATATATAAACTTAAATATTCATGTAAATCATATACGATCTTAGATCTTGTAAATCTATGTATAGCTCCAGAATATAAACCTTGATTATTTAATTTCTGATATTTATTAGCTGATTTATTACAATGGGTCCAGAATTCTGGAATAACTATTTTAATTTGACTCAAATTCTTTTAAGTATAAATCAATTAAATTCTTTGTTTTTTCTAGATCTTCTTTAAATAATCCTTTCTTTCTACATCTTACCACTCTTTTTAAAATATCAAATTCATAGGCATTTAAATCATGATCTTCTGCAAATTTATATAAACTACCTTTAGAATTATTATAATAATCAGGTGTTTTATTTTCTTCCATTATTCCATCTTTTTAACATTTCATATAAATCTTTTGTATTTTCTTTATGTAATAGAATTTCTTCAAATGAACCATATTTACATTTATATCCAAATAAATATTTAAGTCTTTTCCAAAAAGATAAATTACTTAAATGAATACTTAAATATGCAGTACTGTATATTTCTCCTTCAGAATCTATATCTTGTTGCTCATCTATAAATACTACATGTTCGTATGAAGAACAAGCACATTTTAATATTTTAGTTTTTTCATTCATAATATTCAATTGTTATTTTTGCTTTCTTTTTACCTATTATAGCATGATATATTTTTTGATTGTTATTATCTATAATACTGTTTATTTTAGGTTCAACTACTTTAGGATATAATTTATAATATTCATCAAATTCTCCTCTAGATATTGCAAACCAAAAGTCACTATCTTCTGCTGTTGCACTATACTCAAAAGCATTATTAATTTCTTTATTAATATCAAATGTTTTATGTTTACCAGGATGTTTACATTCAGACCATCTTAGTTCTGCTAACTTTTGAATTTCTATAGGTAAATCTTTAATCTTCATAATCTTCTATAGTTATTTTATACTTTTTATCTTTACAAAATGCTATATAAGTTCTAGGTTCTGTAGATATTAATTCTAATTTATCTTTTGGATATTTATCATAAAAACGCTTTAAATTATCATACACAAATACAGGTCTCCAAAAATCATCACCTTCTATAGAATTAATCCAATCAAAACCTCCATTACTTCTTCCTGATTCTTTACTAATACTAATATTATAAGTATTACCTTGATGCTCTACTTCTAATTTTATTTTATTCTGAATTTCCTTTGGATATTCTCCATACATCATTTTA